GTGCCTCTGTAGGCGATTGGTCGGACGGCTCATTTGTAACCTCCGATGGGGTACGCTTTATGTCCATAGGTTTCGGGCAAAACCCACGAGGGGCAAGAGAACAATCCGAACGCCCCGACTATATCGTGGTGGATGATGTGGACAGCAAGAAGTCTATCCATAACGATAGAATTATGCGCGAGAGTGTGGACTATATTACCGAAGATGTATGGGGGTGTTTTGACAGTGAGGACAATGCTACCGAACGCTTTGTATTTGCTAATAACAACTTCCATAAAAACTCAATAACAAATCGCCTTAAAACCTACTTTAATGAGGTGATACAAAAACCCAAAGAAGAGGATAGCTATGAGGATAGCCCACGGACAACCTTCAAGATATTGAGTGTCTGTGCTGTCAAAAACTTACAGGATTTCACCCCTGAATGGCCGGAGAAGACCTCAGCAGCCTATTGGCGTAATAAGTTTGAGCATACCCCTTACCGCTCCTTTATGCGTGAGTATATGCACACTCATATCGAGGACGGGGCTATCTTCAAGTATGAAGATATACAGTACAAAAAGGCTTTGCCGCTTTCCAAGTATGATAACCTATGCTTTTACGGAGACTTATCGTACAAGGAAAACGCCGACTACAAGGCGCTGATTTTGGTGGGTAATATAGGCAAGGAGTTCCATATCCTGCTCTGTTACATGCAACAGCGCAGCCGTGCCCATTGTGCCAAATGGCTCTATGACCAGTACGAGCGTTTCCACTTAGACCGTTACAATGTACGTTATATGATTGAGGGGCTTTTTGCTATGGATGAGTTTGTCTCCGATTTTGACCAAGAGGGCGACAAGCGAGGTTACTATATTCCTATCGTAGCCGACAAACGAAGCAAGGCCGATAAGTTTGACCGTATAGAGAGCCTTTCGGGCTATTTTGAGCGTAAGAATGTATGGTTCAATAGTGAGCAGAAAAACGCTGATATGCAAACTCTCATCGACCAATTCTTAGCCTTTGAAAAGGGTTCGGGTGCTCACGACGACGGCCCCGATGCCGTCCATGGGGCCTTCAAGTGGCTCGTGGGGCGCAACAGACAAAGTAGTAACCAATACGCCTTCGGGGCAAGAGTAAATAACCATTATTGAAATGTTTTTAGTTAAAGAAGATTTAAAGAATAATATCTACTCCTACCAAGTGGAGCAGATAACCGAAGGGGATGAGAGTATATTACTGCAGGCGTTAGATACTGCTGAGCAGGAGGTAAAATCGTACTTCTACACCAATGACAAAAAGGAATACCTTGACGGTCGCCCTCGATACGATACGGAGGCTATCTTTGCCAAGCGTGGAGAGGAAAGAAACGCCCTTGTGGTGAGTCTTTGCCTATCGGTAGCGAAGTGGTATATTGTAGATCTGTGCAATGCTGATATTATCTATGACCACGCCAAAGAACGTTACGACAGGGCGATAGAGTACCTTAAAAGGCTCGCTAAAGGTGAGGTGAATATCAGTTCGCTGCCTATTGTACCTCGTACAGAGGAAACAGAAAAGCAAACCACGCCTTTCCTCTTTGGTTCACGCACTAAATTTAATCACTAATAGCGGTTAGTCGTTAGCCAGCGACTCACTCTAACGACTAATGACTAAATACTAACAACTAAAATGAAAGATATAACTGTAACAACTGAATATGATTTGGAGGTCGTAGGGGGCGACTTTGTCGCTAATGAAAGTACTGCCCAACACGTGGAGTTCCTTTTGCTCTCCAAGCAAGGAGAGTGGAAGGAGTCGCCTGTTACGGGCTGTAATATTCAACAAGCACAGAATGGCAGTATTACCCGCGCCCTTGATAGGCATATACGCATCCAATTAGAAGCTGACGGCTTTAGTGCCGAAGTACTACAAATCACAGAAAAAGGTATTAACGTTAAAGGAAAATACAAGCAATGAAACCCTATAAGAACTATAAGAAACCTAAAAAAGCAGGCAATAACACTCTGCAACCTACCCGCAATATCGTTCCCAAGGCAATGGCGCGTACCCGTGCCGATGTACTTACGTGGAAAAATGCAATGGCAATGGCAGAGAACGTAGAGAACCCAAAAACGTTCCCCTACTATAATCTCGTGCGTGATATGATGCTTGACGCGCATACTACCTCACAAATAAAGAACCGAAAGCTAAAAACGATTTCGGCTAACTTCAGTATACAGAAGTCTAATGGTGAGACACACGAAGAGCTAACACGCCAACTGCAAAAGTCGGTTTGGTTTAATGAGATTATAAGCCATATCTTAGATAGTGAGTACTTTGGCTATACACTTATAGAGCTAAATAGGCAGGTAGTACCTGCAGGCAGTAATGAAGTACCATTTTCGGATGTAGAAGTAGCTTTAGTACCCCGCCAAAATGTAATACCTCAAAAGGGTATTATCCTAAAAGACTACACCGATGATAGAGGCTTAGACTATATGAACGCCTCTGAGTACGGGACGTGGTTGTTAGACTTTGGTAAGGTGGGCGACTTGGGGCTTATCAATCAGGCAATACCGCATATACTTTTCAGTCGTTTTGCGCAAAGTTGCTGGTCGGAGTTGTGCGAGATATATGGCATACCTCCCCGCGTAATGAAGACAAACACCCGTGACCGCCAAGCCCTTGCACGTGCCGAGAAGATGATGACCGACATGGGGGCTGCCGCTTGGTTTATCATTGACGAAACCGAGCAATTCGAGTGGGCAACCAATGGGGTGCCCGCTACAGGTGAAGTGTATAACGGACTCATAAAACTCTGCCGTGATAATATTTCGCTACTCATTTCGGGGGCTATCATCGGGCAAGATACTAAGTACGGTAGCAAGGGTAAAGAAGTAAGCTCGCAAGATATGTTGCAAGCCCTTGTTGATGCCGACCAAACAATGGTGGAGCAGTATATGAACGACAAAGTACTACCAGCACTCTATGCCATTGGGGTACTCCCCGAAGAGGGTTTGTCGCTCGTATATGACCAAGTGGAGGACTTGGGCGAACTGTGGACACGCACTAAGGAAATACTACCTTATAAAGAAGTATCAGATGAGTGGCTTAAAGAAAAATTCGGCATTGAAGTAACAGGAAACAAAGCTCCTGCTGGCAATTTGCAACTATCACAAAACAGCCTGCCGATAGCATCGGCTTTTTTCGACTAAGCCCCGAAATTATGCCCGCGGTGGCTCACCGCTATTTCGGGGCACTACACCTGAACCTACAAAATCAATACGCTCCTTGCGATTGTCAGGCGTGCCAAGAGGCAAGATTAGCATCCTCACCCCCAGCCCCTCTCCCAAGGAGAGGGGAAGAATACCTTACTAAGGTTGCTAAGAAAGCGTTTGACTATTTGCATAAGAAGGGTACCTACAAACCCGAAGATTTAACAAAATACAAAGCCTACCGCGACCTTATTACTGCTACCGCTGAAGTGTTTAACACTGCTATCCCTCACGAAGTACCCGATGAGATGAAAACCTATTTAGAGAAAGATGTATTTATCTTTTCAGGACTCAAAACCCATACACAACTTACGGAAGCCCGTAGCAAACTAAAAGACGAGGAGGGCAATATACGCCCTTATTACCAGTTTGAACAGGAGATACTAAAACTGAATAACACCTATAACCGTAACTACTTAGAAGCCGAGTACCAGTTTGCCGTACAGAGTGCCCAAAGTGCCGCTAATTGGGCTAACCTACAAACCGATACGAGCCGTTATTGGTTGGAATATCGCACCGCAGGTGATGAGCGCGTAAGGCAAAGCCACGCAGCTTTGGCAGGAATATGTTTGCCTAAAGACGATGCTTTTTGGACAGAGTACTACCCACCTAATGGGTGGCGTTGTCGCTGTACCGCTGTGGAAGTCTTGGCACGTGAAAACACCAAAAGCAACCCCGAAACTGCCAAAAAGGCAGGTGAGGAAGCCACTACCCAGATAGGAAAGAGCGGTAAGAATAAATTGGAGATGTTTCGCTTTAACCCAGGGCAGGAAAAGAAGGTATTTCCACCCACTAATACCTATACCCAAGTAGTAGGGGCTGGAGAGGCACAGCAGGTATTAAACAATATGCAACAAAAGCAAGAACCCGAATATACACCTACTAATATTCCTACTTATGAAAGTCAGTTAAATATAACAGTTGATAGGAGTATTTTTGAGGGCTTAACAAGAGAAACACCTTTGTATTTTAGAGAGCCTATAGGATATAGAGCTATGAGTGGAGCCTATTATTCACCAACAAGTAATTTTGTGAAAATACCCATTGATAGTAGAAGACGAGAAAGCAACTGGTATGCAGAAGCGGTAGTTTATCACGAATTTGGACACGCTATTGATACTCATATAGGAATGAGACAAGACAGTAGAGTAAAAAATGTGATGGATAAACATCGTAATATCTTTGCTGAAGATAGAAATAAAGGATACTTAGAAATTCAGAGAAATCTCAATGAAAAAATGAGAGAAGCTCAGAGAGAGAATAACCATAATTTAATGGAACAAATAGGGGCTTGTAGTGATACACTTATGTCCTTAAACAGTAATTTTGGTTCAGGACACTCAAGAAGATATTTTAGTATAGATGGAATGAAGGAAGCTGAGTTTATTGCCCACGCTTTTGAAAATACCTTTGCAGGTAATGAAGTTTTTAGGGAGGTTATGCCTGATTTATATCAAGATACTATACAAATGATAAGAAGTTTTATACCAGAGTAAGCTGGTGAACAAAAATATCACTACACAAAACATCTTGTTCTGTAGCATAAGTAATTCTTTTTTGTTCTTTGTCGGCTTTTTTTAAAAGAGCTAAAAAGCGACCTTCCTCATTATGAAGTAGAGAAAAGTTATAGAAGGTTTCTATATCTTGGGCGTAAATATCCTCCTCACTTCCTGAGTAATCACGTTTGCTGAGATATTTGTTTAGTAAGTCCATAGTAAAATGTATTTTAGGCAACAAAAGTACAAAATAAAAACAAAACAACAAGCAAATAAACATAAACTTTTTTTTAAATGGAGTTTAAAGACTTTTTAAATCACATCCTAACGGATACAAAAGTGAAGCTCACAGAAGCGTTTGACCGCAATTTTGAGCGCAAAGCCTTCTTTGACCAGAAGTGGGCTAATACCCTTATACCCAATCGGCGTGGCTCGCTAATGATGCGCACAGGTACCCTGCGGCGGTCTATCCGTAGCAGCATTGAAGGTACTACCGTACGCTGGACAAGCTCGGTGCCTTATGCCGATATTCAAAACAATGGCGGTGAGGTGGAAATAACGGCTAAAATGAAGCGTTATTTTTGGGCAATGTATTACAAGGCTATTGGGGCTGCCAAAGGGCGCAAAGGGGCAACACAAAAGGCTTTTTCGGTAGAAGCAGAGCACTGGAAAGCCCTTGCCTTAAAAAAGGTAGGCGACAAACTAAAAATACCCAAACGCCAATTTATCGGCAATCATACTGAAGTAAAACGTATGGTAGCCGAAATAGTAGATTTCAATATAAAAGAAGCATTAAATAGCATACACCAATGAAAGCATTATTAGAGAAAATACAACAGAAAGTAAGCGAGATAACAGATCTTAAATACATAGATGAGAATTGGGGGCAGTTAGACTATTACAGCCCTAATATGCCTGTGCAATACCCTTGCGCCCTGATTGATGTGCAGCAGGTGCAATACACTAACCTTGGTAGGGATATGAGCAAGAAGCCCGTACAGCGACAAATAGGGCAGGTATCTATAAAGATAACCATTGCTAATATGAGGCTTAGTAATAGCAGTATGCAGGCCCCAAGGAGACAAAAAGAAGAGGTGTGGGCAATATGGGGTATTATAGAAAAGATACATCAGCAGCTACACGGGGTGTCGTTGCTACCTAATGTTTCAGCACTTATTAGAAGTTCGCAGAGCAGAACGCTGCGTGATGATGGAGTACAAGAATATGAAGTGTATTACAGTTGTGAAGTGCAGAATTGTTAGTGTGCTCTGCATAGGTAATTAGGCATAGGCTTGTAGTTCATTGTCTACATCTATGCTTAGAATTTTGTAGAGGGTACCTCGTGAGATAAAGAACTTGGGGTATATAAACTCACGCCATATTACCGAAATAGGCATATAGCGATAGTCGTGGCGGTTGAACTCGTCCATTACTGCTTTGTATCGGAGGAGTTGGTTACGCTGGTAACCCTGCTTTTTATGGGGTGTTTTTAGAGGCATTGCTTTTAAGGAATGATTTTATAGTGCAAAAGTACGATATAATTAGTAAATATACAAATTAGCAAACGAGCCAATTAGCAAATATAATAGTGCTAATTGGCTCGTTTTAGATTATCCTATAGGCTTTTTTGAGGTTGCGTTTAAAGTCTTCCAAAGGAGTTTCATTTTTTTGTTCTTGATAGCGGAACTCGGCGTGCTCTCGTTGTCGCTGCTCATCTATAAACTCAAAACGCTCCTTATCGTACTCTCGAAAGAACTTTAGTAGCTTATCAATACCGAGACGCTCGTAAAACTCACCATATTCGCCTGATAGTATACGTTTGAAAATGAGGGTAAGTTCGGTTACCTTAAGGTAGCCATATTCTGCAAGAAGCTGTGCGGTACAAAGGCGTATTTGGTTTTCAGTCATTGGTTTATTAAGGTTTAACATCTCATTTAAATACACCAACCACAACATTATGAACTTCTCACAAAATGGCTCTCCTTGTTCTCGTTTGATTTGATTAATAGAGGGAGAGGGCAGGTTGATTGCTTTGCCTAAAGTAGCTACCTTATAGCTGTACTTCATACAATTAGCGGGAGCATAGACCGTTAAGTATTTCTCGCTTGAAATTATCGCTGTAGGCTGTTGTTGCACTACTGTTACCTCGTTTTGCATTTTGTAGAATTTTGTTGAGTTGTGAATTGATGTATTTTAAATCGGTGTTTCGTTGGTGAAACTCATCCATCTTCTGCCAATTGCCCAATAGGTACTGCCACGTGGCAAGGGCTTCAGTGTCGTTTGCTGATACTTGTTGCAGGTAGCTAATAATTTGCTTGAGGGCTTTGCCGTCGGCTCCAGTGAACTTTGGGGGAAAGCCGTATAAACGTTTGTAAAAGGCAAACCACTCATCTAAGAATTGGGTGTAAAGGCTTGCAGTTTGCTGCTCGTCTTTAGTGTAGGACACACTGCCGTTACATTGCTTTTGGTAGCGTTCTATATCTTCCTCTTGAGGAGGCAGGATAGCTCCGAGTTGTTGGTATTGCTGGCTGTTGAGCCCTCCGCTTTTGATTTCTATTTTGCAAAGCTCACCTTTTTTGTAGGTGAGCTTTAGTAGGGAGTGGGTACGGTGTATGGTTACAGTGTAGGTCATTGTTTTGCTGCTTTATAAAGGTCTATCAATTTGAGTAAAAGGGTTTCACGGGATTCTTCATAGCTTTCTTTATAACCAATATCCCAAGAGGTACCTTGGTCTAAGAATGGGACGTAAATATAGGCTGAAGTGCCTTTGCCGGTGGCTTCGAGGTTGCCGTAATAGCCTTTTGCTCTGAACCAAGCAAGGGCTTGCTCCCAGGTGGGAATACTATATACATCTTTATATATGTTATAGTTTTTTCCCTCTAAATCGAAAAAACCATTCCCGTCTTTTGAGCAATCTACAAAACTCCAATAGTTGTCCATACTAAAAGGGCAGGGCTCATTAAACCCTATTTCTTTGAGTTCTTTGGCTATTTCGAGGGGGACAAGCCAAGTGGGGTATTGTTCTATTTTCATTTTTTTATAGTTTAATTAAGTAAGCGGGCATCAAAATAAAGTTGTCAAACTCAAACCCGCATAGGTGATGTTTGTCTTTTTCTGAGTATTGTGCAAAGGAGATGTTAAGCGGTTTGCATCGGGGGTACTCCTCATTAAGTTCATTGGCTTTTTCAATGATGTATTCTTTAATTTTACTTAACTCCTTTGCTTGGTATAGTTCTCCTTCCATTCCTCTGAGAAAACAAGAAAATTGCTCTTGCAACTTGTTCTTAGTCTGTATGCCACCGACTAAATTGCAATAATAGTGTGTGGGTGTTTCTTTCATTTTAAATAGTGTTTAAAAGGGTTATTCTAAATATAGACCAGTAGTTACTTGTTGGTTGTATTTACCGCCTTCAACTCCGTATAGAATGGTTAATCTCTTTATTTCCTCTTCGGTAAGAGATTTGGATTTTTTTTGTTCTGGGTGATAGATACCTGAACGAATTATATACAAGCTAAAAAAGGTTTCTTGCATTGCCTCACGGCGTTTATTTTTAGTTTTAGTAGTTCGGCAACGATTCACTATCGGTAAGCCGTGTTGGCGCCATTGTTGGTTTAGATGTGGTTTGAAATAGCCATAAGCACTATCTAATGTTACCCAATCTAAGTAGGGCATCTGTATTGCTATCTCTTTTACACCACTATCTTTAATGCGATAGATTTTATAATTTTTCTCTTTGAAAAAGTATTCGATTAGTTGTATAAGTAACCACTCATCTAAGTTAGAAGCATACTTGAAGTAGTATTTTTTTTCGTCTATACTATTAAGTTCGTCTTCTGAAATGTTGTACTTCTCAAGTAGTTTTTTTAGCATTTTTTCTGCTGATTGCTGTTCTCCTGCTATTCCTCGTTTTACGAGTTCGTAGACTTTTGTAATTTTTTCTTTTACCTTGTCGTTCATATTGTAATTGTTTTAGTAATTTACTTGTTTATACATTCCACTCTTCTTTTGTTAATTGCTTACCGCAGTTAGTGCAAAATAGGGCGGTTACTTCTACAGTGCAGTAGTGGGCAAGGGTGCGGAGCTCTTTATGCTTGTGGGGGCAGGTGTGAGCTGCACAGGCAATTAATTTGCTAATTTTCTCATTGGCTAATTTTCTAACTTCTTTCATATCTCTGTGTTAGCATTTTCTCGAATATGTTATTGACCTTGCCGACCTCACTGGGGGTGAGGTTTTGGAGGGTGTTTTTGAAGGGGTTTTTGCTACTACAAAACCATTTACCAAGGCGTTTGATGTCGGCGTACTTGGGGTTGTTTGTATCGCGCCAGCCCAGTTCGTGGCATAGGGATAATAGCTTTAGGTGTTGCTTGTTTTCGATATTAAAGTAAGCGTGCATCTCGAAATGGTAACCAAGGTGCTGGGCGAGGGCAAAAAACTCGTCTTCTGTTAGGTTTTTGGTGCTGGGGAGCTCTCTGCCAATAAAGCTACATACGAAGTGTAGGCGGGCTTCTCTGTCCTTAAAGCGTTTGCCTAAAAGGCTTTGAAGGATACGAATCTGATGAGGTTTTATTGTGGTTGTCATACATTATTCTTTAAAAAGTTCTCGGTACTTAGTTGCTGTTATTTCGGTACAATCGTTAGGAATGATAATATCTGTCCAATCATCATCAATGGTAAAACCGAAGTATTTATCATTATCGCCGTCAAATCCTATACTTTTACTAAAACCTTCGTCCCAACCTATGCAGGCGTTAAGTTCGGCTTTTGTTACAGTTATGGCTTCGTCAAAGTCGGCTTGTATGGCTTTTCCTTGCTTTATATTCAATCGGGGCATATACTCATCTTTCCCTTTGATTTGCTTCCATACTTTGGTGTCTATAGTAGCACCTTTGGGGAAAATTACTGATGATATTCCTCCTGCTACTACCCAGCGGTCTCCTCTCCACGAGGTAAAAGCATATTTTTTGGCTAATGCTTTTTGATTTTCAAAGCAGGCTCTTAATTTGTCGGCTATCTTCTGAAACTTTTTGCCTGTTTTACTGTTTTTTTCTGTTATAAAATACATTTTTAAATGGTGTTTAAACGTTGTTTAAAAATAGCTCCTCGCCTTAGGAGGCCTCATAAAAGCGTCCTCTTATTACTAACGGCATGCTAAGGGCGGGAGCTTTTTTTAGCTACCGAGATAGCTAAATAGTGTTATGCAGTGGCTTGCTCTTCGTACTTCTCGTGTACTGGGAAGAGGTGCTTAATATCGGTACCAGGGGGGAAGTCTACCGATGAGAGCGATAGGGGGATATTGCACTTTTTGCCTTGCTCGTCAATGGTGTTGGCTTCGATATAGAATGCTGAACGCTGTGGACGGTAGGCTTGAGCAATGATGTTTACAGCATCGGTGAAAGCGGGGCTGTTGAACTCTTGAGCGAGCTTTGTTAGCTCAAGTACGCGGGAGGCTTTAAGGTTGCCCTTGGCGTCTTTCTTGAGCAATCGGTTGATGACATTCACAAGTCGGGCACTATTGTCGTCTTTGGCAAGTGAAGCTATAAAGTCGCGGACTTTCTCTATGCCTGCGTTTACGGTGTCGTCCCAGTTGTCGATGACGCGGAAGCCGTAGGTGATGGTGTTGCCGTGCTCATCGGTGAAAGTGTGGCTTTGCTGGTCGCCTTTGACCTCGTAGACTTCGTTTTTGGTGTCTAACAAGATTTTGAGGGCTTCAAAAGTGTGGAGTTTTACTTCTGCCATTTGCTCTGAATAGGTTTGCAGCTTGCCAATGATTTGTGGTATGCTTTCATTGACAAGGGCTTTGTAGGCTTGTCGGTTTTCGTTTTGGACTTGCTCGCGGCGTTGTAGTTCTGCTTTGAGTTCGTTGGCTGTGAGGTGTGTTAAATCTACTGTCATAATTGATAATTGTTATTTGTTAATATCCTGTTACTTCGGCTTGGTATAGGGGGTGTACGGCTAAGGGTAGCCATTGGGCGGTGCTGTCTTGCCATAGGAGTTCTAAGCTGTTGGGCTCGTAGCGAAAGGCGGGGGGTTGCCAGTGGTGCTGCTTGCACCAGTCTTGTAGCTTCTGCACTAAGGCGGGTACTTTGTCGGTGTGTCCTGCGCGGTATTGGCAGGCGGCAAGCCGTTGCTCGAAGGTGAGTATCTGTAAAAAAGTGTCAAGCGATAGGGCTTCGGTGTATTCTAAAAATCTACTTTTCATTGTTATTTTGTTATTAGTTTGCCGTATTTTTTGAGGTCTGCCCACCAAGTTACATTATCGCCGCTGATGCCTTGGGGGAGGTATCGCACGGGGCGTTTTTGCTTTTTGGCGGTTTTTAGGAGCTCTTGTGCGTGCTCTCTGAGCTTGCGGTTGATGTAGTCGTAATCGCTGATTTCGTTAGGTTCTATTCTCATCTTGTGTTCGGTTTATCTTCGCTTAGTGTTCGCTTAGTGTTCGGTGCGAGCCGTACGAGCGGTTATTT